AACTGACGTAATCGCACGCCCATTCCCCCGCCCCCAAGCCTTTCGACGATGCGGTAGTGCGAAATGGTCTGGCCGATCATGGTGGCGAATCTTACGTTGGGGAATCGCGCAAGTCAATGATATATGGGGGATGACAGCGTTGTGAAAGGACTGTTGACAGAATCGTCGTACCCCTCATTGACTCTTGCGAAGAAGTTGGCATTTATAGCATGCAGGCTTCCGTCAATTTTCCCTTCGTGCGGGTTTGTGAGTGTCGCCGTTCACGACGTCAACCCACAATCCTCGTCCCTCGTCCCACACCGCCTGCTCGCCCCCACTCAGTTGACAGCGAGGAATATCTGGGTCCTGCCTCCAATAACGGATGTCTTTCCATTTGTGCCCGCACGGATGGCAGCGGTAGGTGCTGCCACTTTGGGCCGGGCCACCTTTGTGGCATTTGGGACAGATCGGCGGCTCCCCATCGGTCAGGTGTTCATTGTCATCGAGTATCGGGTCGTTGTATCGGCCGCTTTTGATTGCCTCTCGTTTGAAATATTCATGGACGCCATAGATTTGAGTGCCTTGCTTAACCCAATCAAGTGCCTGCGAAGTCGAATCGGTTTGGTCGTCGTGCTTACAGGCTGGAAAGGTTGTGAGCTCGTGGCGGTAGCATTCGAGCCACGCAGCCTCCTTTGGTAGGTACACAAATCCACTTTCGATCGTGCTCGTGACGGAGTGCAGGCGCATGATTTTGTCGATTCCGCCAGGTTCGTAGGCCGTTATTCCATACATGCCATCCTGAATCAGGTCTTGTATCAACTGAGTGCCGGAGGCTTTGTCTTCGATCAAGATATTGTCGGGCTGAAAGTGCTCAGCCTGTTGTTGCACTGCCCGCTTCAACTGCGGATAGTCCAAGCGTTGGCGAAACACATGGCGGAGGTAAAGCCGCTTATTCTTTCGGCCCCACGTCGTGCATACACTGAAGTCGCTTAACTCAGTACATTTGTTGGCCGTGTCCCAGCTCTGTAATATTTGGTCAAAGCGAGAAGGCTCTTCTCCAGGAACGTAGTAGTTGAACCACTCGGCTTTTACCATGCCTCCACCGAGGGGCGAGGGTGATTGTTGATATTGCCCAGCAAAATGGTAGCTTCCGAGTGTCCGACGCAGATGTTCGAGTTCTTCCAGCGGTTCGCGCTCGGGATGAAGCGCTTCACCTACGTTGCGCCGCACCGTCCGGGTCTGGTAAGGAGTTTCTATCAGATAAGTTTCATCTTTTTCGGCGATGGCAGGGAGCTTGACATGCACCCAAGGTTCCTTTTCAAGGACGTGTCCGACGAGGTCGTCTTCATGCAGGCGCTGCATAATAATAATGATGCAGCCCTTTTGCTTGTCATTGAGCCGGCTGTACAGAGTGTGATCAAACCAATCATTGACCCCCGTCCGCTGAGACTCTGAGAGTGCCTCGTCTGGCTTTAAAGGATCATCGATAATGATGAAATCCGCGCCGCGGCCCGTGAGCACTCCGCCGATGGAGGTTGCGAGCCGACAACCATTCTGCGTGGTCAGATACTCTTGCACGGATTGCTTGTGCGGCGCGAGTCGAGTGGGAAACAGATCGCGATACCAGGGGCTCATCATGAGAGTCCGGCAATCTAAGGAGTGTTTGTTGGACAAATCCTGCCCGTAGCTGGCACAGATAATCTGAGCACTGGGATTGTGGCCAAGAAGGAAGGCTGGGAAGGACACCGTAGCGGCGTGCGATTTGAGCGAACGAGGCGGCACGTTGATGATGAGCCTATTGATGTCGCCGCGCAGGCATGCTTCCAATTTTGCAGCAATGAACTCATTGTGCCAGTTGTGAAGGAATGGGGTCCTCGGATTAAGTTCGCGAAACGCTCGATGAAGGAACGTATAAAAGTCGTTCCGCGCGAACGCCTGGTATTCAGCCGCGGTCAGTGTCGACAATGTCGCCATTCTATTTCTTCTCCATTTCTTTCTGTGGTTCGGCGGTGGTAACGAATCGGCTCAAGATACCTTCCATGACCTCTTGATCAATCTCAGAGGTAACTAGGTCTTGCGCAGCCGGCATGCTTTGCTTTGTTTCAGCGTCCTGGGCTAGAACGACCAACTGAGAGAGTGCTCGTAGGTCTCCCGAGGCGGCCTTGTTGACGAGTTGCTTGAGTGCGGCTTCGAGTTTTGTAATGGTCTTCCGCCGGCCGTGCTCGTTAATCACGACTTTTTCGCGCAACGCCTTCATGAACGCGGTAGCCACGTTCAGGCTGCCCTTTGGACGTCCGTTGGGATTGCCAGAGACACCCTTTTTGAAGCGCATAGCTTCGGGCGGCCGGCGAAAGCCTACTCGCGTCGTTGCCGCAGCCAATTCGCCAGGTTTTTCATTTTCCGTGGGCTCAATCGTTGCCCCTGCTTCGTCATTGCCGTTGTTCATCAGCGACCTCCTCTTCGAGTTCGTTGAAACTACGCCCAGAGACGGCATGTGTAGCGGACAGCCTAGTGAACTTCTGCCACCGGCGAACGATGGTGTCGACATAGGCTGGGTCCAGCTCAATGCCGTAGCACTTGCGACCGGTACGTTCGCAGGCGATCAGGGTTGTGCCACTGCCTAGAAAAGGATCTAGAATGACGTCACCTCTGGCAGAAACATCCATGATGGCGTCGGCCACGAGCGCCACTGGCTTGACGGTTGGATGAAGCTCCAAGAGATTGCCTTCTGCGGTATTCCTCGAAAACGAATTCGCGCCTGGATAGGACCAGACGTTCGACCGGTACCTGCCATACTGTCCAAGCTGCACGTTGTTCTGATGGGGACATTTGCCGCTTTTGAACACAAATACGAATTCGTGTTGGCTGCGGTAAAGCGAACCCATCCCTGCATTGTCCTTGGTCCATACGCATATGTTCTTCAACTCGGTATATGCCTCTCGACCAGCGGTGAGGAGTTCACGCACATGACGCCAGTCCATGCAGATGAAGTGAATGGATCCTTCATGGCTATAGCGGGCCATCAGATTGCAAACATTGCTGAGGAAATTCGTGAAGCCGGCTGCGCTCATTTCGCCAGAGGCCATGATGAAATTGTTGTGTTGTATTTTGCCCAGGCCTGAGACATGACCATCGATCGGAACGTTATACGGAGGATCGGTAAAGACCGCCGCCGCCCGTTGATCCTTCAGCAGGCGGGAATACTCAGTAGGTTCCAAAGCATCGCCGCAGAGAACCCGATTACCCCCGAGCTGCCATAGATCTCCAAGAGTTGTGACTTGACTCTTTGCCTCCTCGGGAATCGAATCCGCAGGGTCCTGTGAGCTATCCGGAACGGCTGTAGCCTCTTCAAGGATGGTATCGATCTCCCCCATTTCGAAGCCGATAGCTTCGAGGCTAAAATCCAACTCTGCCTCGGACAGGATCTTCAGATTTTCAGCGAGCAAGTCGCCGTCCCAAGTGGAGTTCTCACTGAGTTTGTTATCGGCGATCATGAACGCCCGGATCTGTTGGGGCGAGAGGTGATCCAGGGAGATGGTCGGCACTTCTTGCATGCCAAGTAATTTGGCGGCCAAAAGGCGACCGTGCCCGGCGATTACGTTCCGGTGCTGATCAACGAGCAGCGGTACGTTAAAGCCAAAGATCCTGACGCTGCCGGCAATCTGATCAATTTGTTTGTCGTTGTGCTGGCGCGGATTCCGTGGATCCGGGTGAAGAGTGTCTATCGGACAATGTTGGATCGCAAGGCGGCTGAGCTGATTCAAGTCAGATTGCGAATGTCCAGATGTATGCGCTTTTGAGTGAGCAGTTGACTTCTTTGCCACATTCCCTCCAGGACGCTAAGTTTAGAAGTGAATATGCCGGGACAGACATGTGGAAAGCGAGAGAAACGAAGAGGAGCGTTTACGCTCCCTTCGTTTCCGGCGATAACTTACTGAGCAGAAATCCGAATCGGGGGGAACATTTGCTGAAGCTGCTGGGGATTCAAGACAGCCTTCTTCACAAGGTCAATGAGAGTGGCGTTGTTTGAATTTTGCTCGAAATGCCCGATCGCCTTCTGCAAGAGAACTCGAAGGTTCTCAGGGGGCCTCCGCTGCAGAGCGTAATGAGCAGCGCCGACCAAATGGGCGATAGCACGCATGATCTCCGTTTCGTTCGAACCTGTTTTGTGGGAGATGTAATACTTTAGCAGCACCAGATATAGACAATTCCAGTTTGAACCGAGACGTCGCGTATCAAAAATTGCACTCTTCTCGGCTCTTTCCAAGAGCTGGCGAGCCATCTGGGCCTGAATCTCATTTTCGTCGACCAAATCAGCCATGCCAGAAGCGAAGTTCGGCGAATGGGAATAAGAGCTATAAGCGCTCCCTGCACGATTGCACACTTCGATCCGCATCCGCTGCACTTGCATGAATTCCTTGCCTCTCTCTCGCGTCCATTTCGCCTCGTCTTTTGCTAGCTCATGGAAAGAGCACATCGCGCACTCTCCCGCAAGCCGAAGAGAGACGTCTGCATCCTCTAACCTTTCCCGTATTTCTTTTCTTTGCCAATCCCTTTCGAAATATTCATCAAAGCGATACCAAAACGCTATGTCCCTCAGGATCTGGACTCTGGCTTTATTATTTGCTTTTTGAGCAGGAGTCAACATCTGAAATCTCCTTAGTTAGATTGTGAGGGGTACTGCAATAATGCGATGGTTGCTCGCGTGATTCAAGGTCCAACCGGCGAGGTAACCGGCATGTCACTAAACGAAAGTAGCATGTGCAGTAGTTCGCAGAATTAACTTGATTTTTATTGACAAGGAAGCGTCAATGCCGGGCCTATCGTGCGTTTTCGCCATTTATACACCTCTTCTGACTTGATTCTTTCGCTGAATAGAGGGAATGTCGCAAGGATCAAGAGAGGGGGATCATGTACGACTCTGCAGCTCATTTAGCATTTCTTTCTAAACTTGGCCAAAAAAGGACTTGCGCAGTCTCTGGCGAGAACTCTTGCAAAAACAGACTCTCTGCTTCTTCTGCTCGAGCAGAAACTGACAGTCCCATTGTTGATGATGCTTTCAAGGAGGCACCATGCCCAGTTTGTCCATCACCGATCGGCTCGCGTCATTACCGCGCCTACAAAAAGAGGCTCTGGCTCAGCTTTGGCAGGAGCTCTTTCAAGCTGACCCTCCGCTCCGAATGCGTAAGGAAATGATGGTTCAGTTCCTGGCATATCGCATGCAGGAACACGAATTCGGTTCGCTGAGCGAGACAAACCAACGTCGTCTGTGCCAACTCGCAAAGGCAATCGGAGACAGTTCCAACACACCCTCGCTCCAAAAGGTTCTTATCAAGGCGGGAACTCGACTCATACGACAGTGGAAGGACCAAGTTCATGTCGTAAACGTCGAAGAGGGAAGCTACGAATATAGGTCCAATCGGTATGACAGCCTGTCGGAGATTGCCAGATTGATCACCGGAACCCGGTGGTCGGGCCCGCTGTTTTTCGGGTTGAAAGGTAGAGCAATGAATGCAAAGGAGGCTGCATGAGCGACCCGCAGAAGAGAGCTATCCGTTGCGCAATCTATACGCGAAAATCTTCCGAGGAAGGTCTGGAGCAGTCTTTCAATTCTCTTGACGCACAGCGGGAAGCTTGTGCAGCGTTTATCGCCAGTCAGCGGCATGAAGGCTGGCGCGTTATTCCAGTTCTTTACGATGACGGTGGATATTCTGGCGGTGACATGGATCGACCCGCACTCAAGCGGTTGCTGGACGACGTCGCGGCGAATGAAATCGACACTATTGTTGTTTACAAAGTCGATCGCCTCACCCGCAGCCTAGCCGACTTCGCAAAAATCGTGGAGGCGTTTGACGCAAAGGGAGTGTCGTTTGTCTCGGTGACCCAGCAGTTCAATACAACGACGTCGATAGGACGACTGACGCTGAATATTCTTCTGTCATTCGCTCAGTTTGAAAGGGAAGTGACCGGCGAGAGGATTCGTGACAAGATTGCGGCCTCGAAGCGCAAAGGCATGTGGATGGGCGGTAGAGTACCCTTGGGGTACGACGCGAAGCAGGGGAAACTGGTGGTGAACCAGGAGGAGGCAAAGCTCGTCAACAAGCTCTACCACTGGTACCTAGAATTCGGGTCCGTGTCCAAGCTCAAAGCTTATCTCGATCACCATGGCATTAAGAGTAAGGAAAGAATCAGCCCGGCAGGGCTCCGTTCGGGTGGCGTCTCGTTTTTTCCTGGAGCCCTTTATTTAATTCTGCAAAATCCGATTTACCACGGGGAAGTTCGACACCGAAATCAGTCATATCTAGGTCAACACGAAGCCATTATTCCGCAGGATCTTTGGGCGAAGGTGCAAGATCAACTAAGAAGTGACAACGGAGGGCGGAAGACTGGGTTTAAGGCAAATTGCGCAAGCCTGCTCGTGGGCCTATTGCAGGACGTCGAGGGAAACCGTTTCCGTCCCTCCCACACGGTGAAGAACGGAAAGAGGTATCGCTACTATTTTTGCCATGCAAGCGGTAAAAAAGCCAAAGCGCTTCGCCTGCCGGCACACGATGTAGAGAAGCAGGTCTCCCTCAGGCTGCAGTCTTTCTTGCGATCTCCGAACGAGGTGATGAAGAGTCTTACGCTTCCCGAGGACCATCCAGAGACCACGCAAAAGCTCATAGCGGCTGCCCAGACACACGCAGAGGAGTGGTCAACTGCCTCGCCAGCCTTCTTCCGAGACTTCGTCAGAAAGGTAGTGCGGCGCGTCATAATTCACACTGAAAAGATGGATCTCGAAACGAGCAGGGCCGAACTCCGCGCCATCCTGACGAATAACCAACTCAAGGCATCCGGCCGAGAATCGCAGGAGGCGAGCCCAGACGATCTGGTTCGTCTCACGGTCCAGGCAAGGCTCAAGCGTTGCGGAAATGAAATGCGCCTTGTACTCATCCCAGACCCTGTCGGTCAAGAGATGCTGACGCCGATAGTGAAGGCGATCGTACGAGCTCAGAAGTGGCGAGAAGGAGTGCTGACCGGCGACGTTTCGAGGCAGATCCCGTTCGAGAAGCGACCCGACGTCAAGGGAGAATATCTTCGCCGAGTTTTGGGATGCGCTTTTCTCGCGCCCGATATTCTTGCAGCCATGCTCGACGGGCATCAGCCAGCCAACCTGACCCTCAAAAAACTAACTCGTCGCCGACTACCGCTCGATTGGGCGGAGCAGAGGATACAGCTCGGTTTTCCCGCAGCGGCTCGTGGTCACCGGATTGACTCTTAACAACTGGCCAACCTGGCTGCGGTGTCGACGATCTTAGGCTCAGTATCTGCCTTCGATCTAAGTCTAAATAAATTCCCTGAATAGACCCCCTCAACAGGCAATCGCGTTCCCTGATTAGCCCCTGATTTTCCCTGTTCCGATTTCTAATGAATGCTCTCTTTCTCCCAGCAAAATGTGAAGCTTAGAGGGAAGGAGGTCCAATTTTCTGGTCAGAATTCGCAAAATTCCCTGTATTTTTCCCTGTTAGCAGGGAATTTAAGGAGAAAGGTTAGAGCCAGACTGTTCTCTCTACCAACAAGTCTAAAGTGCAGAGAAATCGGCTTGGATTGCTCTGAAAATCGCGGGAAATGGCCGCAACTCCGCGGTTCTTTCTTTCAAACCGGACCAGAGAAAATCTTGTTCTCAACTCCTCACGCCAGCTTTCGAGCCTCTTTCTCTGGAGGGCAGGCACGCAGTCCGGTTTCAACGACTCCAGCAGGCGAATGCATTGCGATCAGAAATCGATGATGCGGCGAAAGCGGCCTTGACTTTTGTCTGCCTTGAAGCATTCATCAGTATCAATCTCCGCAAACCTCCCAGAAGCCGACTTCTGGCCAAGAATAACTTTGGGGATTGGCTGTCATCCGACCGGAAGTGCGCGAATCGCCGTAATTCCCTGGTCAGGATTTCTGGACAATAAACACCGCCTCTTCAGAAGCAGTGGCGGAGACGCCGACCCGAAGGGGCGGTGCGCCCCCTGGTTTTGAAGATCACACTGTGTGTTTCTATCCGTTATGAAAATTCTCTACTCTACATGATTCTTCAAGGACTTTCCAGGATGACGTTCTGATTCGTTCTACTCCCAGTTGGCCTGTTTTGATCGTAGAACTATCACGTTTTTATCACCGCACTCCCTGGGTACCGGCGTCTCAACCAGCTGACATACCTGACTTGCAATTGGGAAAGAGGTTCGCGATGGGCAAAGTTACAAAATCTAACTCGGCATTTTGGGAGAGGCCAAACGCATTGACTGTAGCAACATCTCAAGATCTTCGCGCCGTTTCCGATTCTTTTCATGCTCCACGGCTAGTTGTTTCTCGAAAAGTTCACGCGCACGCGAATCGAGTGAAAAAAGAACGGTTTCTAGGGCACGGATATGCTCAGAATGTGACAAAGAAGCCAGTGCAGCGTCGTGCTGCCCCTTCGCGAAATTCCTAAGGGCATTTTGTAATTTCAGTTCGTCGTCTGGTGTCATCGAATCACCCGATCAGTTCGGCGATGGATAGTTCCGTTTTATGCGCCGAAACTTGCTGGATACGCTTGGCAATGGCCTCTCCGACCTCGAACCCGATTACCTCCAAACTCAAGTCCAGCCCGACTTCGGACAAATTTTCTTATGGTTCATGGCGAACATAGCGAGTAGGATGGGCTCGCCTGTAATCGGGTAGATGTGCGTCGACTTCCGACCGCTTGTCAAATCGGAAGCAGCGTGATGGCAAGCGCGATTACAAGTTATGGTGGCGATTTTTTGCTACCCTCCACAGCGTCGGCCCCAGTTCAAACTTAGGAGAGTATGTATGAAAACACTCGTTTGCATTGCTACGCTGATGTGTTTGTCGTGCACGGTTTTGCTCGCTCAGAGCAGCGACAGTTCGGCGGCAAAGCCCGACACCACCGACCATGGATCCAAGAAAGGCCTTCCCTGCGCGAAGGCGAACCCGGCGTCGGGTTACGCGGCACCTGTCAGGCTCCCAGGGTCAAAAAGGCAGATCAATGTCTATGACGTTGCTTCCGCACCGCCTCATGGTGAAAAACACGATCCGGTATGTCTGAGCAAAAAAGGGGATGACTCAATTCTGTGGGTATCCGGCTTAAGCAAGACGTTCAAGGTAACAATCCATGGCGCAAAAGACCAAGACTCTCAGTGTGGGCAGCATCCGTTTAAAAAAGAACCCCCGAACGAGATAGGCGATGGCTACTTTTCAGGTTCTCTCAGAGGTGATGTGCCAGATTTTTGCGTGTACGACGTGGAGTTCCAAACAGACGGCGGACAGGTCTCTGACCCCCACATCCAGACCACTCCGTGAGATGATCCAGGGTCTGATTGACGGAGATGTCCGCTGGAGAGAGGCGCTCCAAAACCTGAGAGACTGAAGATTGCCCGCCCAGAAACCTAGGAGTAAGATTCGTTTCCATAAGGCGGCGGGCTATCGGACGCTAACGCTAGGCTCAGGATCCGATTAGAAGTCCGCGGGCTCCTCTGCCCCCATGGAATCCACCTCACCAGTCGCGAACCCCCAGCTAGACGGCCCACTCACCGGCAAGACCGTCGGCCGTTTTAAGATCCGCGAACGACTGGGCACAGGCGGAATGGGGGAAGTGTATCGCGCGGAGGATACCCGGCTC